CGTACAAGGGTACGGCATTGTGATATTAAAGTTAAAAGTAGAAAGACTTTTTTCTTTGCATATGAGACAAGCGGTAAACAATATATTGTTTTAAAGGACAAAAGGGGCGATAAGATTGGTAGAAAAAAAATATGGGATTCAAAGCATGGGAGATGTGGATATAAAAACAGTAGATGCAAAGTCCTTAGCTGATATAAGCAAGGTGAAAATTGATGAGACAATGAGTAAAGAAGATAGGATGCTGGATTTTGTAAAAAAGGTAAAAAATCCATTTTGCTTTCTATGTAATGATGTAATTGTCAAAGTTAGTTTTAGTGAAACAACAGATACACTAGAGGATAAATTAACAAATTATTTCTTGACATTATAGATAGAAAAGTGGCAGTTTATTGTAAGTAAAGTATTATAAGTAAAGTATTGTAAGTAAAAGATTGAATTTAGCCTTATGATATGGACTTTTAGTTTTGTAATGCTATAATAATTACAGACTAAGTAAAGCTCAAATAATTTATAAGGTTTCAAATAAATTATTTGAGGTGATAATATTGAATACAAATCTAAATAGTGAAGTTTATAATGCAGCTGTTTATTTACGTCTATCGCGTGAAGACGGAGATAAAGAGGAAAGCGACAGCATTGTAAATCAAAAGGCACTGATCAAAGATTTCTTGAAATCTAACCCTGATATCCGATTATATGAAGAAAAAGTAGATGATGGATATACAGGAGTCAATTTTGAACGCCCAGCTTTTCAATCTATGATGGAAGATATAAAATCAGGCAAGGTTAATTGTGTGATTGTAAAAGATTTGTCTCGTTTTGGCAGGAATTACATAGAAGCAGGACGTTACATTGAAAAAATATTCCCATTCTTAGGTGTTCGTTTTATTGCTATTAATGATAATGTGGATAGTACAAGAGAAGGAAGCCAATCAGATGATATGTTAGTATCATTTAAAAATTTAATTAATGATGCTTATTGCAGAGATATTTCTATCAAGATAAGAAGCCACTTGGAGATTAAACGAAAGAATGGCGATTATTTAGGTGCGTTTGCGCCTTATGGTTATAAGAAATCTCTGGAGAATAAGAATCAACTAATGATTGATGAAAAGGCGGCAGCTATTATCCGTGATATTTTCAAGTGGAAAATTGAAGGATTGAGTTCGCTTAGAATAGCCAATAAATTAAATGAATTAGGCATAAATCCCCCAATGGAATATAAAAAAAATGCCGGCGAAAAATATCAAAGTGGATTTAAAACGAAAGCCAATGTAACATGGGGAGCAAATTCTGTAACCCGAATTTTAAAAAATGAGATCTATACCGGAGTTCTTTTACAGGGGAGAAGCACGACTCCCAATTATAAAATAAAGAAGCGTATCTACAAAAATGAAGAGGATTGGATTCGTATTGAAAATAGTCATGAACCAATAGTAACAACAGAAGTATTCCATATGGTACAGAATCTGCTAAAAATAGATACCCGGGTATCACCTAATGAAAACAGTTTGCATCTTTTTTCTGGGATTGTGAAGTGCGGTTGGTGTGGCAGCAATATGACCAGAAGGACAGTGCCATCCGGCAAGAATAAGCATGTGTATTTAACTTGTATAGGAAATAAGAAACATAGATTGTGTACAAACAATGAAAATATTCCTATCATAAAATTTGAAAAAGTTATCTTGGACACAATTAATTTTCATATTCAAGAAATAATCCAGTTAGAAAGCATGTTAAAGTTAATTGAAACCATTCCATACAGTGGGTATAAAATAGAACGTTTGGATATGGAGATTTTAGACAAAAGGTCTGTGATGAGAAAGAATCAGACTTATATGTTGGGACTTTATGAAGATTATAAAGATGATTTTATATCAGAGCAAGAGTATACAGAACTGAAAAATCATTATGCTATACACATAAGGATATTGGAAAAGGATATTCTAAATCTGAAAACAGAAAAGGAGGAAATTGCAGGTAAGAAATTGGATACAATGGAATGGATTCAAAACTTCACTCAAAAAAAAGGGTTTGAAAAACTCACAAGGGGACTTCTTCTTGAATTGGTGGAGGAAATATTAGTATATGATAAAAAAAGAATTGAAGTGGTATTCAAATTCCAGAATGAGTATAAAGTGTCTCTAGATTTCATTAGAAAAATGTCAGAGTCGCTGCCTAAAGAGGGTAAAGAAGTACAGCTGGAGGAGGTTTAATGGCGAGAAAGAGCAGAAGGCAAGAACAAGTTGCTTTACCTGAAAAGTGTCAGAGTAAACAGCCGGCAGGAATTTATGTACGTTTGTCAGTTGAAGACAATGGATATGAAAAGAGTGATAGTATCAAGTACCAAATGATAATTCTGGAAGAATACGTAAAAGAAAAAGAGGGTATTTACTTAGAAAGCAGATATGTTGATAATGGTAGTACAGGAACAAACTTTGACAGACAGGCATGGAATGAAATGCTTGAAGATCTGAAGAATAAAAAGATTACATGCATTGTTGTAAAGGATTTTTCCAGAATAGGGCGTAACTATATAGAAGTGGGAGATTATCTTGAAAAAGTCTTTCCTTTTCTTGGGGTAAGAGTTATTTCTGTTAATGATAATTATGATAGTTTCTTAGAAAACTATAATGAATCAATGATAAAAAATTCATTACTAAATGTTATGAATGAATATTATGCCAGAGATATTTCTAAAAAGGTATCGAAAGCAAAGATTGTTTTGCAAAAAGATGGTAAATTTATCAGTCCCATAATTCCATATGGTTATCAGCGTAATCCGATGGATAAACATAAGCTAGTCATTGATAAAGAAAGTGCAGATGTTGTCAAAAAAATATATCAGTGGCGGGTATTGGGAAAGGGCTGCATCTTGATAGCCAATTTACTTAATGAACTATTGCTTCCATCTCCAGGACATTATAAATATATGAATGGAGACAAAAGATTTGAAAGAAGTAATCAGGTCAAATGGAAGTCAAAGCATGTAGTTGCAATCCTATCAAACCCATTATATTTAGGTCATATGACACAAGGTAAAACTCATTCCAGCTATTTTTCTGATAAGCCTATGGAGTTTTTACCACAGGAGGAATGGATTATTGTGGAAAACACACATGAAGCGTTAGTATCTCAGCAGGAGTTTGATGTCGTGCAGGAAATGGCAAAGGAAAGTAAATATGATCTGATTGAAAAACAGGCAAGGAATAAAAACCTGCCAAGAAAAGAAATGCCATTTCCCAAACTCGTTTACTGTGGGCAATGCGGGAAATTGATGACCAGGCGAAGCAGAGCAGAGGATGGTAAATTCATGTATCAATATTTTTGCAATGCACCTCATGAGAAATTCGGGAGAAATTGTAAGGATACTTATATAAAAGAAATTGTTTTACAAAATGTTGTAGAAGATACTCTACAAAAGCATATAGAGTTATTAAAAGATATGCATAAAAAAATAGTACAAGTAAAAAATTCGTCTACATATTTATTAGAAATGAAATTTAAAGAGCAAAAACTAAATGCAGTGTCAGAAAATATCGAATTTTTTTGCAAAAGAAAAAATGCATTATATGCAGATATGAAGGATGGATTATTAACCAAAGAAGATTATCTTTTTGCGAAAAGTAAGTACACAGAAGAAATAGAGCAACTGAAAACACAATATGATCAAATCAAGTCAGAAGGTGAATTAAACTGCATACAGAATAGTTCAGTAACCGATTGTTTGCAGGAAGCTGCAGGATGTACGGAAATTACACCGGATATTGTACAGTTATTAGTTAAGAAAATCGTCGTACACTCCAGAAATAGAGTGGAAGTCATTTTTAATTTCACAAATGAAATTGAAAAAATCTATCATATACTTTCAGAGAGGGGGGAGAAGTTGGCATGATAGGAGAATATTTCAGGGTATCAGATGATGATACAGATATTGGAATTGATAAAACAGAAAGCTGCAGTATCTCTAATCAAAGGAGTATGATACAAGCATATTTACAGAGTAAAGAGGATCTGAAAGATATGCCGGTCAAAGAATTTTGTGATGACGGATATTCAGGAGTAAGCTTTAATCGCCCTGCTGTCAAAGAGCTTTTAAAAGAAATTCAGATGGGAAAGATACAGTGCGTAATTGTTAAGGACTTATCCAGATTCGGACGAAATCATATTGAAGTGGGGGATTATTTAGAGCAAATATTTCCGTTTTTAGGTGTCCGGTTCATAGCTGTTACCGATCAATACGACAGTGCAGGACTAATAGGAGATACAGGTGGAATTGAATTTGGCTTTAAAAATCTGATACATGAAATGTATAGTAAGGATTTATCAAAAAAGATTAAAAGTGTAAAGAAAATATATCAAGAGAAAGGGTATTACAGTGGGGGCGGCATTCCTTTTGGATATGTGATAAATCCCGAAAAACGGAAAGGATTTTTGAAGGATGAGAAGGTTGTAT